GGACAAAAGCTCTTAACCCAGCCTTTATCAAACTTAATGATGTAATAACCTGCACAGTACAAACTCTTACTAGCATTGCTTTTTGTAAACAACGGAAGTTTTCTTTGTACATCGTACATTGCGTTATATGGCTTACAAGAAGTTGGATAGCCATGACACTCGTTTGGTTCTGCAGGAGTAACTTTAACCTTGTCACTTGTTAAAAAGAATTCTTTTCCAAACTGCTTAGTTAATTCATCTTTTTTGTTAAACATAACTTCGCCGTTAGTGCTGCTCAACACAAACTTGTTATTTTCTTTCTTGTGTAACGTTGCAATCTTAATGCCGTTTTCTTCAACGATCCAGAACTTCCCATCAACAATGGGCTTTGCATGTATCTCTGTCATTTTTTAAACCATCCCTTAATTGTGTGTAATAGGTTATAGAACCTCATGTGATAATTAGTAATTGGTCTGTGAGGGCATCTACCTTGCATCCAATCACATTCGATTTTAATGTTACTACCGCAATGGGTGCATTTCATTATTCTTCCTCTTTTGTTATAGGATATTTTGCTTGGAACGGTTCTGCGTAAGACTGTATGTTGTCTGCAATCTTTTTCATGTCCCATGTGCTACAAAACTTGAGCATACGAATTCCAACTTGCGAAATATCTTTAGGGACTGAGTTAGTTTTAACAGTTTCGTCAATTATTTTACGAATGTGTTCGGGCTGTGCAGCCAAATCACACAATGTTACATTGCGTTGATAATCGTCTAATACTCTGTGCTCAACTCCGTTATGGTCAACCCAACGTTGCAACATGAGATTATTCCATGAATAGCCTTTAGAGCTACGATCATCAAACGCTTCTTGTAAGCCTACTTTGTTTTTTGTACCTTTAACACGAACACCTGGGTATGCACTAAACACGTTGTCGCTAGTGTCGCCTCTCATGCACTTTTCAAAAAGAAGCCATTGCGGGTTAGGTGCAGGTTTATCTTCGCCTGTTTTTTTATCTTTAATACGTTTGCCTTTAGCATCAAAGTAACCTTCATGTGTTGTAGTTACTTCGGAAATTCCGTTGTACTGTTGTACATTAGGTGCAATTAATTGAGCAAAGTCGCCGTCACTGCTAATAATAACGTGATTGTGATTAGGGTGAGATTGAACAAACCCGGCAATCAAATCGTCAGCTTCTAAGTTAGGGTGATGCAATACAGTGACATTAGTTTTTTCTGTAATAAACTTTTTAAACTCGTCAAATGCTTCCCAAAACAATTGATCTTCTTCTTGATCTCTTGGGCTAAGGGCTGCTCTAGCTTCAGCACGTTGAGCTTTATAAGGTGCATAAACATCTTTACGCCAGCTTCTGCCTTCAAGAGCAAATACTACATGTTCACCATTAAAGTCCTGCCACGCTTTTTTAATAGAGTTAAAGGTAATGTGAAAAGCCATTCCTAGCTTAATGTCACTATTACCTTGAACTACGTGTCTAGCTCGAAAAAATGTATTGGCTGTGTCAACCAAAATAAAAGTCATAAAAAATATTCCATATCAGCGGCAAAAACAAAACGGTAATCATCGGAATCCGTGATACCAGGTCTATGCCATATTTTACTAGGATATATGTTCCATGTCAAGTCGTTCGGTTTTAAGTAAAATGAGTTATCAAAATTTGGATAATCTAAACAAAATTCAGTACCAGTTATATCTTGGTTTGATGTAGTCGGTATATGCACATACCAAATTCCGCTAACAGTATTAGTAGTACCATTGTTAGTGCCAACGTGATGATGATGCCAGAGTTTATCTCTAACGTCTGCGTCTTTAGCAGATGTCATAAACACCCAGCTCATTATGTTTTTAATACGAACTTCTTTACCTAAGTACATAAAACAACTGTAGATGAAACTTTGTCGCATTTTAAGCCAAATCGGTTCCGGCCTAGCAAATAAGTTTTCTTTAGTTTGATACTTTGGACTGTTTTGAAAATAATTTCCGCTATCGATAATGCTTTTTGAAATTGTAATTATCTGATCATTATCTGATTTAGAAATAAGAGAAGACCAGTTATACTGGTCTATGTATTCATTTGTATCAACAATTTTATACATTAAGATATCTCTGACCGATTTTTATTAATTTTATGAACATTAATAAACCCAGCATTAACACGTTCCGGTTCGCTAATACCTGCTTCTTCTAACATGTTTTTAGCAAGATCTCTAAACCAACGATCTACAATTTCTTCATCTGGGTCGCCGTCGTAACCATATCCTGCTTTTTTAAGTTCTACAATGAAATGTTCATTCCAGTCTAGTTCAAAAAAACCGTTTCGAATGTTGTCTTCGTTAACGTGTGTATCTAATACTGCTACCCAGGGCTCGCCTTTTTCGGTAGCAAGCTCTTTAGGTGTTAGTTTAGCTACTCTTGCTTTTTCTTCTGCTTCGATTACTTCTTGCAATTTTTGAGCAGCTAGTTTTTCAGCTACTTCAACTTCTGCTTGTGCCTTAATCTTAGCGTCTTCAATTGCTTGAAGGCCTACAAGTTTTTTAAAAAATCTCTTTAACATTAAGTCCCCCATTCATTTTTAAACAATGGTACTTGTAGTCGATCACTATAACGTAACCCACTATTCATTGCTAGTTCTGCTACACGACGATTATTAAGTGCATAAACACTTTCTACACCACCAACTGGCATTAGGTATACATGACCCCTAAAACCACCATCGCGGAATTCTTTAATAGCTCGTTGTGCATCTTCAAAATCTTGTTCAGTTGAAATAACAAATTTCAAATATACGTTTGCACCAATGTCTTGATATGTTTTAACAACGCTAGGTTTGATAGCGTCTTCCCACTTCTCACCACTGCAAGGAAGTTTAGCACTTACACTGAATGTAAGTTCACGAGAAAAGCTATCCTTATGTTGCCAAGGCCAATCTTTTAAGTATTGCTTGAAGTCTTCACTAAGTTCTTGAGTACCATTAGTTTCAAACGTAATTTCTCTCAAACCCTGCATCTTAGGATGGTTTAGCAAATCTGGATATGCACGTTGCCATCCTAGTAATGGCTCACCTCCAGTGATAACAAGATGTTCATTATGCCATTCTTTGTGTGGAAGGATTTCACAAATACGTTCTGCAATAGCATCACTTGTAAGCATTGGGCTTAGATCTTTAAAGCTAGGATGCCAACTAGCATAACTATCACAACCTGTACTAACAAGTGGTAGTTCTTCGTATTTGTTGTACATGTGTACCACTTCTGCAATTTCATCTGCTTCGACACTCAGCTGACCTTTAGGCATACCAAAGCCGGCACATTTAAAGTTGCAACCAAATGTACGTAAGAAAACAGAAGGAACGCCCATATAGCGACCTTCACCTTGAATGCTGTAAAACAGCTCTGCAATTTTTAATTTAGACACAGTCTTGTTCCTCTGCTAATTTTTTAGCGATTCGATTTTGTAAATTATGTTGCCATTGACGCTCTTCTTTAAAAAACTTAACATCTCGTATAGCATTTTCTAAAGTTTTAGCATAGTTAAGGGCTTGCTGTTCAGTCATTGAAATAGTAGATTGGCAAGTAACAGTACCAGTAGTCCATACTTCCCAAGTTACTTTTAAACGATTCCAAATACCGTTAACTAGGTCTTTCCAGAACCAGTCAACTTCTTGTAAGTAAGGGTTGTCGATATTGTAATGCTTTTCGACAATCTCACCCCAATAGTCGCTTTTAACAGTTATGCCTAAGTTAACGTCAATGCCTGTTTCACTTGCTTCTACTTCGAAGTTGTGATCGTGATATTCTTGGCCGCAACTACATACAACTTGGTACCATTTGCAGTCACCCCAGTCGTTGCGTTTAAGAATACCTTCAGCAGGTTCTTGTGATTTTAGTTTTCCAACCATTCGTCTACCATCTCCTCTGCATGTTCCTGTGATAACGCATGAACAAAGAACTGTGCTGGCTTTCCTTTACTATGTTGAATTGAAAAAGGAAAGTATCCTTTCATCGGAATACTTTCTACTTCTCTAACAACACAGTATTCTTGATTCTTTAAGTGTTCTGTTAGCTCGTTCATCTTGGTGCAAACTCCTGTTGTAGTTTAATGTTATCAAAGAATTCTTTCTTTGTACCCGAATCGTCTTTAAACGCACCGCGGAGAACAGTAGTTTGTGTAAGACTACTGTGTGCCATAATACCACGATTTTCACAGCATCCATGTACTGCTTGAATATAAACACCTAGGTCTTTTGCACCTGTTGCTTTTTCGATTTCTCGGGCAATATCATTAGCAAGCTCCTCCTGGAGAGTACCGCGTCTGGCGCACCATTGAGCGATGCGTGTATATTTTGAGAGGCCGATGAGTTTTTCGGCAGCAATAATACCAATATAAGCAACGCCAGAAACAGGTTGGTGATGATGACTGCACATACTACGCAGCTCACTACGAACAACCAACATACCTTCGTAGCGGTCTTGCGAGTCGTTTGGAAATGCGGTTGCGTCTGGTGCTGGGTCATATCTACCTGCCATAATTTCGTTATAGTACATTTTAGCAAGGCGTCTTGCAGTACCTTTAGAGTTGGGATCAGTTTCTCGATCAATTAATAGTGCATCTAGTACACTTTCGAAAGCAACTGTTGCTTCGTTGATTAGTTTGTCTTTTTGTTCTGGGCTAATGTATTGGCTAATATTGTCGCCAGCCCAGAACCTTTTATTATCCGCTTTCATCTTTTCGCGGATAGCTTGTGCTAAATTCTTTTCACTCATTTAATATAATTCTCCGATGTTAAGGCAGAGGATTGCCGTAATGTATTAATAATACATGATTATTTAGGTTTATTCAATAGCTAATGGAAAATTTTTAATCCAAAGCATTAGGATTTTCGTTTGTTCCTAGCATCGCGTAGGTCTTCTTCTAAGAATGCTTTGTACTCCATAAGCACTTCGATTTTTCGACTAGCAGTACCTTGCTTACGTAGCTCATCTAAATCTTTATTAACTTGAGCAATTTTCTGTTCAAATTCTTCTACAGTTAATTCTTTCATTTCCAAAATTCCTCCCAGGGATATACTAACCAACAATCTTCTTCTGCTTTGTTAACTTCCCAAACATAGTAATCTGGGTCTTTAAATTGACTATCGAGATTGTGTGTTAATACTGCGGTTCTTACGTTGTTACCCCAAATATAATTCCAATCTACACTTCCGGGTAAACACCCTGATTCCCAATCTTGTTTAATCCAATTAAGTGTCGACCCTTGGTCGTTAATGTCGTCAACAATGAGTATTTTCTTTTTAAGATCTGCATTGGACTTTACAGAAGTTTCGGGATTGCTATCGTAACCAAAAGCATCTTCGGCCATCCACAGGTTACTTTCGCCACCGTCACCGTCTCTAAGACTAACATTAAGTGTATGCATCTTAATACCAGTATACTGACTTAGCAAATTAGCGGGAACAAGCCCGCCTCTTGTAAGGCCTACAATATAGTCTGGCCTCCAGTTATCTGCATACAGTTGTCGTGCAATTTCGAGAACTGCACCTTCTACTTCTTTCCAACTGTAGTAAACTTTTTTCATGACGTTAGACCTTGTGCAAGAGTTTGCAATTCATCTTTAGTCATGTTGAAGTTGTAAGTGCTTGAGTGAGCAACAGTGCCATCTTCCTTTAGACTTTCTTGAATCAAATCAACGGAGATTAATCCCTTAGGGCTAATAGACTCCCATTTTTCCATACGAAGTCTAAACCCTTCGCTTTCTTTAATAATTGTTTCAGTTGCTGTGCTAGCAACATCTGGATGTAAATCTCTCATTCGTCTTCTCCTTTAATTCTTTCAAATGTCCTGTATTTTTCTAAGGTGTTAATGTATTCGTTAAACTTCTTTTTTAAGCTAGGATATTTTGCCTCCATGGCTGCATCTCTTTCCGGAATACCTAGTACCTTTTCTATAGTAGCCAATCTTTCTTCTAGGTCTATACCATTTATTACAACAGTACCTTTAACATCTAGTGTAGCGTCTTTTTCTAAAATTAACTTTTCGTCGCCGGATGGAATTGACAATAATGTTTTACCGTGTCCGTTTGAAATACTAGAACTAGGATTAGTGTAAGACCACGATGCAGATGTTCCGTTAGAAGTTAAGTATGGAAATGTTGTTGACGAAGTAGCCATTGTTATTGATGATACATCAACTGTATACGGATCATTTAATGTTATTGAGTAAGTGTTTTGCGCTGAAGAAGTTGTCACGTAAAACCTCCATTTGTTTGTGTACAAGTGGAATATACTTATTATAATTTTCCATGTACTCTACGATTTTATCGCAGACCTTTGTTCTATTAGCTTTATAACTGTTGTAGTTAATAGTCCAGTCACTAGGATACTTAAATTCATCCATGGCCATTTCGCTGTAACTTAAACGATCTGGCACCATGGGTATAGAATTTACAACACATCCTTCGTACCAACTAATTCCTAATGTTTCTTGCAAGTTTGCACTAAACACTAGCTTAGACTCGCCTAATAAATTATGATATTCGTTTTTCGTCAGTTGGTATTCTTGACAAATAACAAAGTCATACTGTGGAAGTTGCTCTTTAAGATCTTTAAAAATTTCAACTTGTTTTTCTGGTGCAATGCGATGCGGGAATAATATAAGGTTTTTCTTTTCCATACCTTTATATTCTAGCAATGCATCTTGCATATATTCCATAGGCCAACCAGTGCGTACAATTTTGTTAGGAGCAAATTGTCTAATTACGTCTGCATTTTCGTAACCAAGTAAATTCTTTGCAAATAATTCTATATGAAACTCTGTAGCAAAGTAATTGTGATCAATAGCATGATAAAAACTTTTTTCAGCATTTCTAACCCAAGGTGTGTCGCCTATAAGTCTGCCTAAAAAGTCTTGAGGGTCGTAACTTCCTGCGTGCCACAGTGCATGAATTTTTACAGGAATCTGTAAAAGCTCACTCATATACTTTAAGTTTATGATACCAGGGTGCCAAGCATCAGTAAAGATAAAGTGATCGCCGGGATGAACGGATCCGTTACAAAATAAACGGCCCATTTGCTCAACTTGTGCAGACTTATATATATTGGTGCCACCAAAATTAAGAAAAGCGCCAGGAGTGGTTGCACTAGGAATATCCGTAGGGCCAGAGATAATTTGAACATTGTGTCCTGCCTTTTGTAAAAGAAAAGGCACATGGGCCTTCCATTGGCCCGTGTACCTTGTTTCTACAGCTTCTAGATCAACGAGAAAAACTGTGGTCATTGTTGCGGTATCCATTACGTGGGTTCTTACCCAAATATGGTCTTCTTGGGCGTTTGCTGTTTAAGTATGCCTTAAACTGCGGGTGATGATTTCCCTTAACACTATAATGTGAAGGGTCGAACTCAAGTAGTTCAAAACGACAGTAATCTAAGTAACCGTCAAGTGTATCGAAAATATCGGCAGAATCTTTGCCGGCCTTAGTTTCAGAATAAACGATGTCGTTATAATTTTTAGCCATAGTAGCCTCTTTTAATATTTGATAAATGAACCATTTTCTCCGTCTTCGGAGACCTCAATCCAGATCTCACGACCTGGATACTTTGCTGAGATAGCGTCAAACAAATCGCCTGACATCATCTCGCAACTCTTGTAGTCTAGTTGTAGTGTACCTTCTTTGTAAAGGTTTTCCAACCAGCGTTTAAACTGAATGAACTCAATATCGCGGTCATCGTGTGTAACACCAATCCAAACTTTAAAGTGGAAGATGTGACGATGCGGATAGCCTAGGAAACTAACATCATATTCATCACCTGTAGCAAGTGCTGGATCTGTTAGTGCGGCTGGGTACTTATGCATACCTTCTTTGCGGAAGGTAACCCAAATCATTTTATTAGGACGGATGTCTTGCTTAATTGTAGTCATAGTTTAGTATCGTTTTTATATGCATCCCAGCTTGTAAATTTAGAACGATCTTTTAGATCGTGTAAACTATGCGACCAAACGCCGGGGTTAGTTGCTTTAAAATCTTTGTCATCGATTTTAATCATTGTATTATAATTCCACAATTTAATATAAGGAATTGGCACTCTTATCTGCGGAATAAAGTTATCGTACTCGTTTAACGGGCCGTCGTTAAACTCTTCAACAGCACTTAACGGAATGTCTAAGCTACACAAATAACCTTGTTTAAGATAGTGTTCAATCATAGTTTCCCAATCTTTCCATTCGTCTCTAGTGGTAGGATTAAAGCTATGATTTGCACCAAAGAAAATATGCTGACCCGGTTTACGCAATCTAGGAGTAATTTCAGAAGTAGATTGTACACCTGTTACAAACAAAGTATGCATACCAAAAGCAGGAGTATGTTCTACTTCAATTCCTTCAAAGAAAACAACATTGTCTGCAACTCCGTCTTTATAATCACGCTTCATTCTTTTTTCCTTGTTCGTATTTCATAAACATTCGCTGGACATCTTCCATTCGTTTTGCCATAATATCCGGGGAAGCGTCGGCAATGCGATCTAATTCCCATTCGCTAGGATAGTGTCTTAGTAATGATGATGCATATTGTTTAACTACTTTAGGAGTCCTAGGAAACTCGCCACCGGCAAGTTTCCAAAGGAAATCTCTAGTTTGTTTAACGCTGCGATATCTTTCGTCTGGAAGTGTCATAAAGCGATTATATAAAAGTTAGCGTGGTAAAATCAAGAAGTATGGTTAACTTACTTGATACTATCTTCTAGATTATCCAATTTGGCTTGGTCTTCGTCGCTAAAATCGTCTTCTTCGATATTAGCTGTTGAAGGCGAGTTGTCAATTTCTTCGAAAAACAATTCAAATTGTGGTCTAGCACTAACAGTTTTTTTACCTTTATAACCTCTAGTGCCTGGAATGTCCATCCAATATCTGTGATATTCTTTAACTAATTCATCAGCTTTGCCTCTATCGCTAGTTGCAAATATCTCATTGACAATATCTTTAAAGAACATGTTATGATACTGCTTATGCTGCTTGTCATTTGCATCGGCTACAGACATCATATATGGATATTCTCCGGAATCGTATCTTCGGTTAGCTTCTTGTACAGCATTAACATGTGACCAAACATTATGCCCCATTTGAATAGCATAACTAAACGAATCCCAGCTAGTACGTTCACTAACTTTACCTAGCTTGTTATAACTAGGCAATACGACCCAATCGTTTGGATTATACGGATCTGGATTAGTAACTCCTGGTTTAGGTGTGCCTGCTCCGTAGATACATACATCTTTGACACTAATTTGATCGATTAATGGACTTGGATCAAAGTTTTTAAAAACACCATCTTGTATTACTGCATCTTTGAAGAGTCTTGGATCGTTTGCATATTTTTTGTCGTCAATAGACGGCACCATTCGGTACGTCCATTTTCCTTTGTGTTCGGTTTCTGTTTGGATGTAGATTTGTCCGTTTGCAGTTGCCAAAAACGGTGAGGCGCAGTCAAAAGATATGGTAAAGTTTTCATTATGATATTTCCTTACAGCACGTTGAATGTCTGTGAGCAATACTGCCCACTCTAATTTTGATGTACCTAAAAAGTGCATCCAATCTTGATGACCTTTTTCGAGTAATCCATCAAACCGTAGTGCAACTAAACGTTTGAGAACTAACTCAACGTCGCACATATTTTGTCCACCCATTGACCAACCATTAAACGCACGGTCACCGTAGATTTTTGGATCACAATATTTCTTCATGCGATCGTACCAATCATCGGCATCTGCAAAGTTTTCACCTTGCAACACGTTTAAGAACTTACAATTACCGTTGCGATTATTAACAAAGTAGTCATTGTTGATATAAGTTCCTTGAACTGCCTCTGCATATGTACTAATACCAGTAGCTGCACTACCTGCAGGACTTCTTGCGACCCACGCAGGGATATCAAGAATCATGCCGTAGTCCATTAGACTATCCATCCAGTTTAATACTTGCTTTCTCTTTAGTGCAGCTTTAGGACAATTAGGATCTTTCCAGTCAGCTGGCCAAACACCTTTACCAATCTGGAATCCTCCGGAGTCACCAAGGACCCAAGAAGTGCTTCTATCCCTATTGCGGAACATATCTTCATTTTGATCTGCCTTTGACAAATCTAAATTAGCATGACCCGCAGAATACAAGCACCACTTATAGTAAAATTCACCTTTATCTGGTTCTAGATAGTTAAGGCTTTCTACACCATTTGGCCAAGCCGCTGGCACACGAGCAGGGTCAACGTAATTACCGTAGCGTTGTTTGCCGATAAAAGTGGCATAGAAGCCACTTGTTGCCGGCAAAAACACTGCGTAATCGCTTTGTGTTGCTGTTAAGTTTTTATTCATTGATTATTTGCTTTGTGCTGGTAGGATGTAGTTGTATGATGCTAGACCGCTATCAACACTAATCATCATAGCACCTTGATCTGAAATCTTCATAGTCTTGTCACCAGTAAGATTTAAGATACTAATAACTTGAGTTACTGGCCAAGACCAAGTTTGCTTTAGCTTACTTGTAATTCCTGATTGGAAAACAAAGTTACCTGCGTGTGTGCTTGCATCGCCGAAACTAAAAACTAAGTTATCGTTTTCAGTCGATACTTGGAACACAGTTTCGTCTGAGTTAGCATTTGCTTGAAATTTCAAACGTTGAATAGCTGCCTGGCTTGGTTCAAACTCTAAGTTCCATTGTGAACCCTTAAACGTCATAGTTTTAAGTTTTTCTTTAACAATGTCAGCATTCATAAAACGATAATCGTTTTGAAAATCGCTTGCTTCATTTTCAAAGTGTAAGCCAGTTGGAATTGTTTCTCCGTTACGTTCTGCTGTTGTAACACTAATCTTTGCCTTGTCCTTGTATTCAGGGCAGTTAAGGTGAATAGCAAGTTTGTTTAAGTTTGGCATACCAAACACACCAACAAACCCATCTACTGCGGTTGTAGTAGTTCCTGAAATAACAACTGATCTGTCTTCAGCCATTGCATCAATTTTAGTAGTGTTGTTCTCATTTGTAATTTTTACTAATGGAATAATTCCTAGTTGATGAGTGTGAGCAACGATGTCTTGTAGAATATCTTTCATATTTTTCTCCGTATAGTTAATTTTATTTAGGTTGACTTTAAAAGTCAATATCTTTTCTTATATTTTTGTTGTACTGTATTGCCGAATCTAAAATACTAAAGTCAATGCCTTGACTATTAGCATAATGCATTAACGCTGCTGTATCTTTAGGGAAACATGCACCGCCAAACCCTCTATGGTCGTCAATCCCAGGAACTAAAGTATGACTAGGACCGATCCTAGTATCCGATGCAACAATTTGCCTTACGGTATCAAAGTTTGCACCTGACACGTTGCATAAGTCGTATAGCTGATTAAAGAACGACACTTTAGTAGCTAAAAACGAATTGCTTGCATACTTGATAAGAGCCGATTCAGTTGGACTGCAATGAAAATAAATTTTGCAGTTTTTTAGAATCGGCGTAAACACATCTTGCCAGAACCCATCTGGATCAATACCACCTAATACCATTCGAGTTTGATTTAAAAAATCTTCGTCT